GGGGTACTCCCGGTTGAAGACGTCGGCGGCGAGGTCCCGGCCCTCGTTCGGGGTGAGGACCCCGGCCGAGACGAACCGGGTCGCCATGTCGGTCGTCTCCTGCGGCGACCGGGCGATGGGGCTCTGCGACACGAACTTGTGGTAGCGGACCCCGAGGTCGGGGAACAGCTTCCGGTTGATGACGTCGTCGAACTCCTCGCGCGCCGGCTGGAACACCTGCTGCTCGGCCTGCGCCAGGGCGGCTTCGGAGGTGGCGCGGTTGTAGTCGCGCGAGTCGCCGCAGACGATGGGGGGCAGGCGGAACGCCTGCCCGACCTTGAGGGAGCACTGCTGGTCGTAGTTCTGGAACAGGGCGTCGTCGTGGATGGCGGCCGTCAGCGGCTTGATGTCGATGGACATGCGGCCGGTGCCCGGCGCGTCGGCGGACGGCACGCCCTCGAGCACGAGGACGTTGTGGAAGTTGCGCTTCCCCTTGATCTCGCTCTCGATATGGTCGCGGATCTTCTCGGTTGAGTCCTGCGACAGACGCCCACCCGCCACCAGCACGACGAGCGGGGGCACGCTCTTGTTCTCGAAGTACAGGTAGTTGACCTCGGCCGCCTGGCGGGAGCCGAGCACCTCGAGCAGGGCGCCGATCCACCGCGGGATGCCGTAGGCCGTGCGCGTGCTCGGGATGACGAAGGAGAGCAGCTCGGTCGCGGCGACCGCCTGGGGCTCGCCGGCCCGCAGCGCGTCCATGCTCTCGTAGACCCGGCCCGTCTTGGCGCCGACCGCGCGGGGGTCGCCGAACTCCTTGAAGTAGACGCGCTGCCAGTTGACGATCTGGACGTAGCGGCGGAAGCGCGCCTTCTGCTCCGCCACCGCGTAGTCGAAATCGCTGACCTTGACACGACGAGCGACCACGGTCAGCGCGGGGTCGAGCTGGCACAGGCGCATCGTGAAACTGGGCACGTAGACCAGGCGGTGGACCTTGCCCACGCCGTCCCGCAGCACCTCCCAGAACGCCTGCCCGATGACCTCCTGGTCCGTGCCCGAGCGGCGGCGCAGCGCGGTCAGGCCGTGGTCATCGCTGATGTTGTCGAACAGGGTGTCGAGCTGCGACTTCTCCTGCCGCATCTCGGACCGCATGACGTCCTTGCGGTGGCGGACCTCGCCCTCAGTCGGCCAGTCCTCGAGCAGGAGCGCCGCCGCCTCGTTGCCGAGGAGGCGCTGCTCCAGCGCCAGGTGATGACGCTGCATGTAGATGGACGCGGCGATCCGCTCGTCGACCTTCTCCGCGTTGGCGTCCAAGTCGAGGACGGGCTCGATGCGGTGCCCGAACCCGTGGACGTTCTGCACCATCGCGTCGATGCGCTGGCGCAGGCAGTTGGAGTGCTCGAGGAGGACGGTGAGCGTGGTCGGCTCGTAGGGGGGCAGGAGCGCGCCGGCCTCCTGGAAGGCCAGCGTGAGGTTGTCGGCGGGGACCACGTTGCTGGTCGCACCGTCGGCCGCGTAGCTCTCCGACTTGGCGAGGGAGACCCAGCGGTCCTCGTCCCACCTCCCCGCAGTGGGGCACTGCTGATCAGGGGGTGGGTTGAACCCGTCGAAGAACGACTGCCCCTGCACCTGCGGGGTGATGAGGGAGGCCACCGCGCGGATCACGTTCTGCTCGCCCATGCGCTCCACCGTACACTGACCGGCGCGGGCGTTCAAGATGTATGAGGGAGATTAACCGCTGGTCGGGGGCCACCAACCGCCGCCGAAGACGGACGAGGTCGTGGTCGCGTCCGCGCAGCCGCCGAACCCCCCGAAGACGCCCCGACCCACGACCACGAAGCTCACCTGCGGAGCAGGGGGCGGGACTTCGATATGGAGGATGCGGAGACGATCCATCGCCGCGTTGATCTCCGCCATGCGGGCGTGGACGCCGCCACGGTCAGGGTGACACTCCAACGCGAGCCGCCGGTAAACCTTCTCGGCCTTTTCCCTGAACTCCTCGAGCCGTGCCGGGCGCTCCCGCGGGTCCTGGTGGTGGACCTCGCGCAGGAACTCCTCAAGCAGGCCGAGCGCGCGGAGGGCAGACGTCAACCACTCAGGCATCGGCGTCACCCCGTCCCGACGATCCCGGTCCAACTCGGGGGCAATAACACCTTTGTCGCGCCGCTACTGGCACACTCGCCGCGAGGCCGCAGCTTGAGTCGAAGGGGACGGCCGAGAGGTCGATGCACCGCTTAAACGCGGCGACGTGCTCCTCCAGTTCGCGAACGCGCTGCTCCAGGCGGTTGACGCGGGCCGAGTCACTCACGATCGATTCCTCCGGCGCGGGAAGACGTAGATGGGCGGGTCGTGCGAGGAGCTGGCCCCGTCGTCCCCGGGCCCGTGGCGACGCCGCGCCTCGCGATAACCCGCGAGGTAGCCGAACAGCGCGGCGGCGAAGATGGAAGCCGCGAGCGTCAGGATGGACAGGAAGTCGGGCATCATCCCGCCCTCGCAGCAGCCAGGTGGGGGCAATTGGCGTCGAGCCAGTCGAGCGCCGTGCGCCCGGCCGCGGTGATGATCCCTCCGGCCCGCACGGTCACTGTCACCATGTCGAGGCGCCGACGCGCCGCCTGCACCTCGACCGGCCCGCACGCGTACAGCGTCAGCAGGTTGGCAAGGTACGCCGGCGTGGGCGTGTTCCGCCAGTGCCACCAGTCCAGCTCGAGGTTGCAGGTCAGCGCCTCCACCTCGTACTCGGCGCGCCGCGCGGCGTCGGTGACGTAGTCCCAGACGTAGCCCACCGCCCCGGCACGCTGGAACTGAACGACGTGCTGGTGCTCGTGCGCGCAGGTGACGGCTTGCGCCCACAGGTCCCAACCCGCCTGCGGCACGCCAACATCGAAGGGGAGGTAGATGTTGTAACCGAACGTCGTGGCGCAGGAGTCGAGCCAGGCGCCGCGGTCGATGATCCCCATCGCGCCGAGCAGCGTTCCTAGCTCGCGCATCGCGTACGAATCGGAGCGAGTCACGGTGCGCGTCCCGTAGGACCGACACATGGCCTTCCACAGCGCGCGCACCTCTTCCGGCTTGACGTCCATCAGGAACTCTCCCACGTTCGGGAGCCCCTGCAGGGCCCCGAGGAACTTCCGCAGCACGTCACTCTCCCGGGCACGCGGGCAAGCAGGCGTGTCCCGCCCCCCCGTCGGTCGTCACGGCGCAACACGAGAAAGGGGCGCCCCCGCCCAGCGTGGTGACGCGCCAGCAGTCGGTGACGTCCTGCCACCGATGGTCGGGCCCGCACACCTGGGCGATGCCCGTCACGCACTGTGTCGCCGCGACCACGGGACAATGCGCGGCCACCGGGCCGCACGCACCCAGCACCAGGAAGGCCAGCACCAGCGCGCGCATCAGTTCGCCCCCGGGGCGACCGGAGCAGTGCACTTGGGGACGTGCTTGGAGACGACCTCATACATCTCGCTGCAGGCGCGCATCAGTTCGGCGCGATCCCATTGCAAGACCTCGACCGAGAAGATGACCGCGACCTCGAGCCCCGCGAACACGACCGCGGCGGCCCCGGGTCGGGTCCAATGGCGGTCGTCGCGCAGCGCCTGCCAGAGCGCGTGCATCAGCCGCCGGTACAGCGGGCGGTCCATCTTGGTCGTCGCGTTCACGTTCCCTCCTGGCCGAACAGGTAGAGCAGGCGGTGCTTGCGCGCGGTCGCGTTGCGCCCCAGCCGCTCGTCCGGCGTGGTGGCCCTGTCCTGGAACTCGGTGACGAGCGTATCAGAGAGCTGCTCGAGGGCCGCGCGCAGGCTCGCCCCGGAACCCCAGAGCTTGAACTCGTCGCACCACAGCATCACGTTGCCGGGCTCCTCGCTGCGGATCTCGTACCTGATCGGCTCGCGCAGCACCTTGCCCGCCAGCACGAGGATGGTCCCCGTCTTCATGGCTCGACCGAATCCCCAACGACGGCGATCTTCACGTCCACCCCGGTAGCAACGTAAGTGTCCGTCGCGGATGCGATGGGGTGCTTCGGGCCCGCCTCGAACGGCCTGACCAGCCCGAGCTTCCCGACGAAACAGCCGCTACACCAGGCCGTCACGCCCAGCTCGTTCGGGTCGTACTCCCCGATCAGCGGCGCCGCCGACGTGTCGCCCCCGTCGTCCAGCTCCGCGGCGTGGATGCACCCGGTGACAATGTAGCCGTCCCCGGCCGACGTCAGCGCACCCCCGCACCCCTCGCACTTCGGGTAGGTCACCGTGTCCATGATCCCCTCCTACGCGGCGCTCCCGTCCCAGCGGTGCGGGATGCCTCCGCTGGGGGTGCGTGCGTCCTCGAGCGTCTGCGCGCGGCGGGTCGCCGCGAGCAGGCGGTTGCTGTTGCCGTGGACGAGCCAGGCCGCGACGAGCCCCCAGAACTCGGGGTCCTCGCCAACGTGCTTGACGCTAAAGCTCCCCTCGCTACCGTGGTCGGTCACGAGGCGCGCGACGTAGCCGTCACACTCCGCCTTGCGCGTCCCCATCGGTTTATGCTGCCGCGGCATCGTCCCTCGCATCTTAACACGCGCGCGCCCCCGCGGGCACTACACCGCGAGCTGCTCCGCGCGCAGAATTGCACCACCGTCGGAGATCACGCCTCCTCGTCATCGAAGACGCGCGGGTCGAGCCCCGTGTCGACCGCCCCGGACGCGGCCCCGTCTCCGCCGCGACGCGCGGGGCGCGCGAAGGTCCGCACGCTGACCTCCCCGCCCAGGTCGTCCCGCCCGAACGAGCGCGCGGACGCCGCCGCGATCATCAGCGCCATGAGCCGGTCGCCCGCGTGCTGGTCGGGGCTGTAATAGAGGGCGTCGCTGATGAGGGCCTCGACCTCGGGATCGGGCGCGCCCTCCCGGTTCGGGATGATGAAGCGCGCCCCGGCGAAGTCGGCCTCCAGGGCCTCCATGCCGAAGTGCTTGCTCTTGGCGGTCGTGTTCCAGGCGCGCACGGGCAGCCGGGGATAGTCCTTGCGGGTCATCTGGATGAGGTAGCTCTGCGCCGAGTTGCTCTCGACCACGACCACGCCGCCGTAGCGCCGGTGGACCTCGACGATGCGCCCGATGATGTCGGGCGCGGACCAGCGCCCGGACTCGACGTTGAGCAGGATCAGCTCCCCCGTGGGGTAGCGCATGACGGTCACGAGCGCGGTCAGGTCGGCGCTCTCCTTCTGCTCGACCGCCAGGTCGACCCCGGTCCACACGGTCGCCCCGGCCGGCAGGTCCGCGGCGGAGACGCTGCGCGCGAACGGCACCCCGTAGCCCCGGTCCAGGCAGGCCTCGATCCACTCGCGCTTGAAGTGGGCGCTGGAGTCGTCGCGCACTTTGCAGAGCATCTGCTTCGAGAACTCGTGCGGGGAGAGCTTGTCCAGCTCGGCCCGGCGCTCCTCGATGCGCTCCCGCGGCCACCGCTCGGGCCAGAGCAGCACCCCGGTGCGCTCGTCGACGACCGGGTAGCGCCGGGCGTGCCAAGCGCCGGTGCGCTCCCAGCGGTGGAGCAGGTCGTCGGGGTGCCAGGAGTTGCCGATGGCGACCATGCGCGCGGTCGCGCTCATGCGGCCCGGGACGGTCGAGTTGTACCAGTCGCAGAGCTTCTGGCGCTCGGAATGGGTCCGGGTCGACTGCCAGGTGAGCACGTCGTCGAGGATGCCCATGTTGGCGCGCAGGCCGAGGATGTTGGAGTGGACCCCGGCGGCGAGGACGCTCGGGTCGCGGACGCCGATGTGCGGGCGCTTGACCGTCAGTTCGGTCTCGCCCCAGGGCGTGGCCGGCCGCAGGTTCGGGAAGATGTCGCGCAGCTCGGGGCTCCGCTCGATGTAGCGGCCCAGGGTGCGCACGATGCGGACGGCCAGGTTGTGGGTCGCGCACAGGATGAGCACGCGCATGGTCGGGTTGCGGTCCAGCTCGAACAGGACCCGCCCGATCGCGATGCCCTGGGTCTTCCCGCTCTCCGGGGGCGCCCAAATGATCTGCCGCTTGTTCTTGGTGATGAGCCGCTGCCACTCGACGTGAGAAGCCGAGAGCCGGATCGGCTGCCCGGTGGTCTCGTCCTTGAGGACCACGGCGCAGAACACGGCCGGGTCCTCGCGGGCCAGCTCGCGGATCACGGGCCAAGTCTGCTCCTGCTCGCGCAGGGCGCGAACCACGCTAGGCGCCAGGGACAACGCCGACCTCCAGCAGGGCGCCCGGGTCGCCCTCGCCGTTCCCGCCCCCGCCCTTCTCCTCGACCTCGATGTCGGCGTCTTCCACGCCCGGGGACAGGGCGCGCCGCCGGATCAGGTCCGCCAGGGCGGCCCCGTGCTCCAGGCGCCGGATGGCCTCCTCCTCCGTGAGCTGCTCGACCTGGACGCTCACGATCTCGGTGGGCTCGCCGATGCGCAGGCGCTCCAGCTCCATGCAGACCCGGGCGGCCTCGGCGAGGTTCTTACTAAAGTAGCCCAGCGCATACATGAACGCCTTCGCGTCCTTGAGGGTCGCGGTCCCCCCCAGAGCGGCCTGGTGGATGAGCTTCGCCATGGCGTCGAGCACGTCCGGGTGGAACGCCTTACGCCCGTACACGATGCCCGCCAGGACCAGGCCTCGCATGTTCCGGCACATGGCGATCTCGCTCTGCTGGGTCTCCAAGGCGTCCGCCTTGGCGGCGGCCATCAAGGCCTCCAGCTTGCGCTTGGCCTCCTTCTCGGCCACCAGCACGGCCTTCGCCAGCTCGCCGCGAGCCTGCTGCTTGATCTTCTCGGCCTCCTCCTGGGCCTCCCCCACGATGCGCGCGGCCGATCCGACGGCCCGGTCGAGGGCCTTCCCCTTGACCTTCTCGGCCGCGTCCAGCCGCACCCGGGCGGCCCGGGTCAGCTCGTCCAGGTGCTTCTTCGCCATGAGGGTCTCGCGTAGCTCGGAGGCCAGCGCCCGACGCCCCGGGTGCTCGTCGCCCAGGACCTTGCGGATCGGCGGGAACCCCTTGGAGGGCCACCCCTTGTGCCAAGCGCGCTTCGCCATGCGAATGCAGCACCCGGACTCCCGGGCGACGGCGGTGAGGTAGCCGCGCCCGACCGAGGGGGGGCTCCGGCGGTACGCCTCCGTGAGGGCGTCGTAGTCCTTCTGGGTCACCTCGCGCTTCATGGGAGTCAGCATAGCACGGTTTTAGGCCCGTTCGTTAGGACTGCACGAGGAGGCGCCCCGGGGACCTCCGCCGGTCGCTCCGGCGATGGTAGCGGGGGCGCGGGGTTGGACTCCCCGGGGCGGGGCGCTCCGAGCCTAAACTGGGTGCCCACATGTGGGAGACGAAGGCCCTGAACCCGGCGCGGCGCGCGGCGAGCTTCTCGGCCCGGGACAACCCCTCCCGCAGCTCCGCGGCAAACTCGAGGTGGTCCGTCGAGGCCGCCTGCAGGACGATGGTCCGGGTGACGTGGCAAGGGCCGGCGGCCGTGGAGGTGGCGCCGTCGTTACCGAAGGCCGAGGCCCTCCAGGAGGGCGACGAGCCGGGGGAGGTCGTCCCGCGCGTCCGGGCAGAGCGTGACGAGGACGGGCTCGTTCATGGAGCGGAAGATCGAGCTGACCACCATGGGCACGGTCGCCCGCTGAGCGCCGAGCCGCCACAGCGCGTCCTCCACCACAGCGCGTCCTCCACCGCGGCGAAGTGGCTGCGGGCCAGGTGATCAAATGCCTCCTCCGCGCTCCGACACGTGACCGGCGCGGGCACGACGTCGCCGTAGGCCTCGACGAACTTCTTGAAGTCGAGGTCGATGACCTCGGGCAGGCGCCCGGTGCGGTCGCCGGCCTCGTAGTGGACGTTCGGCTTGGTGCGGATGACCCGGCGCGCGACCTGCTTGCCGTCCGCGCCCGTCGTCACCTCGAGGTCGCAGAAGAGGATGATGTCCACCATCCCGAGGACGATCTTCCGGGCCTTCTCCGGCAGCGTCGGGACGATGCGGGTGAGCTTCCCCGTCCGCGTCTCCAGCTCCTTCTCCTGCGAGTGGGAGATGAGGAAGAGGCCGTAGGGCAGCAGCGAGAGCTTGTTGAGGACGCGGTAGAACTCGCTGTTGATGAGCGCGTAGCCCTTGCCGTAGCCGAGGTCGCTCTCGTGCTCGATCTTGAATTTCTGGCAGACGTGCTCGGCGCACATCCGGTACGCGTTGTCGACGGTGTCGAGGACGATGGTCTTGTAGGGGTGCTTCCCCTCGGAGATCTCCTTGCAGGCCTGCAGCAGGTCCTCCCAGGTGCCGATGGCCACCTGGAAGACCTCCAGGTTGTTGAGGCCCGCCTCGGTGGCGAGGAACAGCGCGCCCTCGGCCTGCGAGCACCAGGTGCTCTTGCCGATCTTGCTCGGGCCGTAGGTGAGGACCGTGAGGTCGCTCAGGTTCGTCTTGGGAGGGGTCTTCTGGGACGGCAACATGTCGTGCTCCTTGTGGGTTGGGGGTCAGAACGGCGAGGCCTCGACGGCTTCGAGGGTCCCCGCGCTCCTGCGGTCGATGAGGTCGTAGGTGCTGATCATCCGCCCCGGTTTGATGCGAGGACTCAACTCCGACCCCCCCTCTTCTTCCCGGGCGGCTTCTCCTCCCTGACGTACCGCGCGACGCGGTACTTCCACAAGCTCGCGGTCGTCTGGCGCATCTCCGCGGCCATGTCCCACGCGCGCAGCCTGATCGCCGACACCTTCCGCAGCATCACGCACCACGTCGGGTGGTCCCCGAACCGGCACTCGACCACGTACAGCACGGACTTCCTCGTCACGGCTTCCCCCCAACCTGATCGATGGACAGGGGCACCCGCTTGAGGTGGGCCGCCGGACGCGGCTTGTTGGGCGCGCGGGGGGCGGCCATCGGGGCGGGCAGCGAGGCCGGCGACGGTGCCGCCGCGATGCGCCCCCCGCGCCCTGTCACGATTGGCGCGGGGCGATCCCGCCCTGTCACGATTGGCCGCGCCGCCGCCTGGCGGACGTGCCCCAGCAGGACCTCGTTCATCAGCCGCACGTGCCCCTCGAGCTGGTCGACCTGGCGGGCCAGGTCGGCGAGGGCCTGCTGCACGTCGTTGGAGCTGGTGGCGAGCACGGTGTAGCCCCGGCTCGCCTGATCCCGCGCCCGGTCCTGCCGCGCCCAGGTCAGGCCCCCGACCCCGCCCGCGGCGACGAGCGCCGGGACCGTGTACCGCGCAACCGCGTAGAACACCCTCGACCACCCCTTGGTTTCGTCAGGCATCGCATCCTCCTCAGTCGTCCCACAAGAAGCCCGGCCCCACGAGCGCCCCGACCTGGGGCGCCGCGCGGGCCACCCGCACCACCCGCACCGGGAGGCGGCGACGCTGGTTGAGCGCGCCCAGCACCTCCCCCCGGTCCAGCGCGCGCAGCACGCGGACGGCCTCGGGCTGCTCGAACAAGCCGACGAAGCCCGATTGCGCTCCCGTGACGATGGATCGGAATCCGGTGGTGCGTATCGCGTCGACGGTTTGCGACGCGTGCACCCCCACAGGAACGTATTCGTGCAGGTCTAGCGGCCGCGGCATCACCACGAACAGGGCCAGGGCGGCGCCGAGGCGCTCCAGAGCGACCTCCTCCGCCGTCAGGACCGGGTCCGGGGCCGCGGGGTCGAGCAGGTCTACCACCTGCTCCACGTCCGCCCACGTCAGCCCCGCCGCGCGCTTCTCCATGTCCCCCTCCCACCCTTTGACTTGCGCTTGCCCGCTGGTTTTCCGAGCGCGTGCAGGCCGGCGCGCCGCGGGGAGGACGCCGGGAGGCCGCGCGGGTATCCCGGCAGCTTCTCCAGATCGAGCAGCGTCGCGTGGTGGAGGACCCGGCTGACCCGGGGTCCGTTCTTCGAGTAGTAATCGAGGGAGCATGCCCGCGGCGAGTCCGTCCAGGCCCGCGCCACCTCTGGGAGCAGCTCCTTGCGCCCCACCCCCACGGGGCGGACGTAGACGAACCCCGCCGCCTTGGGCACGTCGATGTAGGAGTCTTCCCCGGGGGTCTCCACCTGCGCAGCGTGGACGCCGATCAGGTGCAGCGAGACGACCTCCCGCCCCTCGACCCACCTCAGCTCGTAGGTCTCCCCCAGGCGCCAGAGCACCTCCTCCTCCGCGCTCAGGACCGCGCCCGGGGCGAGGTCGGCGGCAGACACGAAGGTGGGGCTCACTCCGCCCCCGCGGGGCGGGCGCAGAACCGCGCCCGCAGCTTCTTGCCGACGTAGTCGCGCAGGCTCTTGCACTGCGGCACGTCCGGGTCGGCCAGAAACTTCTCGACCGCCGGATCCGGGCGCCAGCGCGTGATCCCCCCGCTGTCGTCGTGCGCCCCGATCAGCTTGCCCACCAGGTCCTCGAGCGGCGCCCCGTACTGCAGGGCGATGCTGACGAACGTGCAGGCCGCGTCGGCCATGGCCCCGCCGACCAGGTGGCGGTGCTCCCGATCGAGCTGAAGGAAGACCTCGCCCACCCGGCCGTCGGGGAAGAACCCGACGTGCATCACGGCCGAGATGCCCCCCCGGCGCGGGCCGATGCGCAGGTCCCAGGCGACGGACTCGCGGTCGTCCGGCAGGTGCTCGCGCTGCCGCGGGACCTCCAGGGGCTTCCCCTCGGCGGCGGCCCGGTACTTCGCCAGGTCGGCGCGCAGGACCTCGGACTCCCCGAGCAGCTTGAGGTACGCCTCCCGGGCGCAGTCGCGCTCGTAGGTGACCTTGACCAGCTCGATGCGGTGGGACTCGGCGCGGAGCTGGGGTGCGCAGCGCGAGCAGTCAGGCCTGGGCGTCGTCTTCCGCACGGTTCCCCCCTTCCCTTCGACGTCGTCGGGCTCCCCCGCACAAGCCGCGCAGGAAACGGGCCGCCGCGCGGCGGTTCTTGCCAAGGTTCCACCAGTGGTTCACGCCGGACGGGTGCGGGACCATAACGGCGGGGACGCCTCGTACCAGGAACCACTCGAAGTAGCCCCCCGCCCACCCGAACACGCGGGCCGGCCCACAGCCGACGAGGACCACGAACGGGCGCCCCGACAAGTCGACGCCGTCCGCGGCGGTGCGGGCCTCGCGCACGGGGAACCTGTCGCCCTTCCCGCGCTTCCCGGGCCACCTCCCAACCAAGTTGACGGCGTCCGCGAACTCGTCCACCCCCCGGGCACCAACGATCCGCGCCAAGCGGTCGCCGCTGCGCGTGCCCCTGCCGAAGGCGGGGCCACCGGCCCGGGCCGGTGCTTGCCCCACCAGGAGCGGCCTCACGCTGCGCCCCCGAGCTTGGAGAACACCCCGTCGACCAGCGCGGACGCGATAGCGCGCATCATCAATGGGGGGACCGAGTTCCCCAGGCGCGCCCACTGCTGGGCGTAGCCCCCGGCCAGCTCAAAGTCGTCGGGGAACGAGCACAAGCGCTTGACCTCCGCGATCGAGAGCCGCCTCCGCTGCGGGGGCGCGAACCCTTCCCCCTCCCCCGCAGGTGAGCCCTGGACCGCGATTCCGGAGAACCCCGAGCTGGACGCGAGGACCGTTGGGCACGGGGAGCACCCCGGCGCGCGCCGGGCGCGCGCCGGGGCTTCCGCGAGCGGGCAGTCCCCCCCGCCGACGATCTCCCCGTAGGACCCGCCCAACGCGGTGACCGTCGGCGCCGGGCTGGACGCGGCCGCGACGTCCGCGCCGGGGAAGTACCCGTGCGCGGGGCGGCGCAGCGCCGCCCCGCGGCTTGGCCCACCCTCGACCAGGAGCACTTGGCCAAAACCGCTCCCCCCGATCCCCCCCTTCATTATCGTGGGGGACGGCGAATCCACACACGGGACGCGCGCGCCGGCGGAGAAGCCGGAGACGAACTCCAGTTCCGGCCCGCGCACAACAGCGGCTCGCCGCTGTTGTGCGGAGTCGCTCGCGATCGTCATGATCGGCCGCCCGGCGTCCCGGTCCACGTCCCCGTAGTTGTGGCCGACGACCCGCGCGATCCACGGGCAGGCGTCGGCGATGGAATACCGGTACGGCAGCGGCCGGGGGAACGCCGGCTGGACGCCGAGATCCGAACGCACGCCAACGAAGATCACGCGCTGCCGCGCTTGCGGAACCCCGAGCCACTGCGCGTCGAGGAGGCGCGCCTCGACGACGTAGCCGCACCCCCGGAGCGCGCGCAGGACCTCCTTAAAAGTGCCGACGGCGACGCCCTTCGCCAGGCCGCTGACGTTCTCGGCCACGAACACCCGGGGCATAAGGCCGCGCAGGAGCCGCGCGTACTCCCAGAACAGGTCGTCCATCCTCTGCTTAACCCCAGCGTGCCGGGTCTCCTTCCCCCACAGCTTCTCCCGCCTCCCCGCGGTCGAGAACGAGGTGCACGGGGGTGAGCCGTCAAAGACGTCCAGCTCCCCCTCCCGCAGCCCGGCCGCGCCGAGGACGTCGGCGGGCTGCACCTCCCGGACGTCCCGCGCGTCGAGGGTCGTCCCAGGGTGGTTCAGGACGTACGAGGCGCGCGCCTTTAGGTCGCAGTCGTTGGCCCACACCACGTCCATCCCGGCCATGCGGTAGCCCAGGCACGAGCCCCCGCACCCGGAGAAGGTGGACGCCACCTTGAGGCCGTTCCTGGGGACGGAGGCGATCTCCTCCATCGAGAGGACGCGGTAGGAAGGCTTGCCGGCGCCCTCGCTCACGACGCCTTCCCCCGCCACTCGTACCCGCACTTCGGGCAGCGGTACTCCGTCGGCATGTCGTCGTCGAGGATCGCGAAGTCGCTCGGGGGGGACGGGCACTCGGACGCCCCCGCGATCAGGGCGGCCGCCGCGGTGATGGCGTCGACGTCGTTCCTGTCGTACCCCGTCCCGGCGAGGGACTCGTCGCCCCCCTCCGCGACCATGCGCGACAGCGCCGCGGCGAGGGCGACGTCGTCCCACCCCCCCTTCTCCACGAGCCGGTTGAGCGCGATGGCGGCGGCCCCCTCGTCTCGCTCCTCGACCCCCACGAAGTCGACGGGGACGAGCCACGCACCGCCTTCCCCCACCTCGATGTTCCCGGGGGGCTCCTTCCCGTCGGCCCTCATCCCCGCCAGCGCCTCGGCTCGCCCGTGCCCCGACAGGACGTGCCCGGTGACCCGGTTGACGACGATGCGCTCGAGGAAGCCGAAGCGCCCCATGCTGTCCCTTATGTCGGGGACGGCGTGCCCCTTCGGGTTGCCCGGCAAGCGCAGCAGCTCGTCCAGGATCACCATCTTAGACTCGATCATGTCGTTCCTCCCTCGTGAAGGTTCAACCTACCACGGCGACCTTCCCGGCCTCAACGGACAAGCGCAGGTCGGGCGCGAGCGCCGCGGCGAGCGCCTCGCTGTGGGTGACCACGAGGACCTTCCGGTCGTGCGCCAGGTCGGCGAGCACCCGGGCCGCCGCCGCGACCCCCTCCGCGTCGAGCGCGTCCAGGGCCTCGTCGAAGTAGAGGTCACCCCCCTCGACCGCGTGGGCCGCGCGGGCCACGTCGGCCAGGGCGAGCAGCACGGCCAGGTCGATCCGCCGCCGCTCCCCGCCGCTCGCCGCCTTGTAGCCCTTGCCCCCGCCGGCCCCCGCGACCTCGAGCGAGAGCGCGTCGGCGATGCCCCCCGACTTCCGCTCCGCGTAGGGCTTCAGGGCCAGGCGCAGGCCCGGCCCGGCCAGCCGGTCGAGCCACCCGTTCGCCGCCTCCTCCAGGCCCCCCAGGGCGCGCCCCAGCAGGTGCGCCCGCACCCCCCGGAGCCCGAGCGCGCGCTCGGCCGCCCGCAGCTCTCCATGCTCGGCCCGGGCCGCTTCCCCCTCTCCCCCCGCCGTCCCGCGCTGGGCCTCGAACTCGGCCAGGGCCGCCCGGGACTCGGCGACGACCCGCTCCTGCAGGGCCCGCTGGCGCGCCACCATCTCGGCCCCCCGGGCGCGCTCCACGAGCGCCGCCCGCTGCCGCTCCACCGCCAGGGCCCCCTCCTCCAGCTCGGCGACCTCCTCCCCGATGGCGGCCTGCGCCTCCTCGGCCGCGCGGGCCGCCTCCTCCGCGCTGACCCGCTCCCGCTCGACCGCCCCCCGCAGGGACGCCCGGAGCGCGGCCGGGACCTCCCCCCCGCAGGTCGGACAGGAGTCCCGGTCCAGGCGCCCCTGGGCCGCCGTGGCTTGCCCCAGGGCGGCCCGGCGCTGCTCCCGGAGGGACAGGGCCCCCTCCAGCTCCCGGCGCAGCCTGGCGGCCTCCTGGCGCGCCTGGGACGACGCCGCCTGCAGCTTGTCCGCCCGGGCCTTGAGGTCGGCGACCGGCTCCACCGCGCCGATGGCGGCCAAGGCGACCTCGGCCTCGCGCAGCCTCCGCCCCTCCGACTCCAGGTGGAGGGCGAGCTGCTCCCCCGACCGGGCGAGGTCCTGGACCCGGCGCTCGGCCGCGCGCAGGTCGGCCCGGCACGCCTCCAGCGCCGGGTCGAACTGGTCGAGCCCCAGCATGGCCTCGAGCAGGCGCTTACGCTCCCCATCCGTGGCCCCGGTGAAGGCGGCGCTGTCCGCGCTCGAGAACACGGCGCTGCGCCGCCACACGTCCCACGGGCCGACCACCCGCTCCAGGGCCTCCTGCGCCTTGGTCGTGGTCGCGTAGTCCTCCGCAGCCCCCCCGGCGGACCAGGCCAGCGCGACCTTGCCCCCCGCCGCGCGGCGCCGGCGGGCCTCCAGCCCCGCGGCGACCAGGCCGACCTCCCCCTCCTCGCCGTCCCGCCACGGGTCGGTCCCGCGCAGGGTGCGCCCGTACATGGCGACGGCGACCGCCTCGACCAGGCTGCTCTTGCCGGCCCGGTTCGGCCCGGTCACCAGCACCAGGCCGCGCGCGGGCAGCTCGACCCGCGTGTCCCCGTGCGACATGAAGCCCCGAAGCTGCAGCGTGCGGACGTTCATCGCATCTCCTCCTCCCGTGTGAGCGGAAGCGCGAGGGCGCACTTGAGTTTCAGCAGGCAGTAAGCGTGCACCCCGAAGCCGGCCGGCGAGAACCCGAAAGAAATGAGCCGATCCTCTCCGAGGGCGCGCAGGAGAGGCTCCCGGCAGATGTGGCACCCCGGCGGTCCACCCCGCTGACGGGCGCGCTTCACGAGGGCGGCCGCGCACCGCTCGCAGATGATCATCCCGTCGAACACGCCGAGCGGGGCGTCTGCCCCGTGCAGCGCGCAACCGAAGCGCCCCGTGAGCGGGAGCCCGTAGGTCGCCGCCAGGTGCTCCTCGTAGATCAACCGGCGCTCGACCGGCATCCCCTCGATCAAGCGCAGCCGCTCGTCCATCGCCCAAGGGATCGGGCGCAATGCCTCTGGCAAGGGATCGGGAGCGGGGAAGTAGCTCCTGGTCAACGGCCGCGGCGCCGCCGAGAACGGCTCCCGCTTCACCTGATCTGCCGGCGAGGGCGCGGGAGCGTAGCCGGCGGTCAAGTCGCGGATCACCGCGAGGCCATCGTCCCCCAAAACGACGAAGGGCTTGAGCCACTTGCTCCGACTGGGGTGACGCATCTTGCGAAGGGCCTTGGCCTCGATCTGGCGGATGCGCTCGCGCGTGACCCCGAGGACCTTGCCGACCCCTTTCAGGGTGAGCGCGCGCCGCTCCCCGAAGCCGAACCGCAGCCGCAGCACCTCCGCCTCGCGCGGGTCAAGCGTCGCCAGCACCTCCTGCGTCCGGTCCGCCAGCTCCCTCGAGTCGACCACCCCGCCCAGGAACGTGACTCCCGGAACGAGAAGCGGGACGGGTGCGACGACCTCGGTGGCGCCCGCGAGGTCGGCGCACAATTCCGACGCCGCCGCGGGCCACAGCTCCGCCGGCTCGATCCCGTGAAACCGGGAGATCCGCCGCGCCGTCTTCTTCCACCCTCCCCCGTGACGGAGGGGGGTCGCCGCCCCCTGCTCGTACTTCCGCACCAGCGACAACGACACCCGCACCCGCCGGGCGAACCCGCGCTGCGACAGACCCAGCTCCTCGCGCAGCCCCCTCAACTTCGCGTTGGTGCCCATCTCATTCCCCGGTCTCGTCCGCCTCGTACAGCAGCGCGTCCCACTCGGCGAGCATCGCCTGCGGGCGCACCTCCTGCACCAGGGCGAAGGTCTGCGGGTAGTTCATCCCGAGGCGGAAGCGGCAGTAGTCCGCCACCTTGCCCGCGAGCACCGCGTCGCGCGTGACCAGCGCCTCCTTGATCGCATCCTTCAGCTTCATGCGTCCCTCCACCGACATTTTATCCGGCCACGTTACGCCCCGCCCGACGTGCCACACCGTACCAGGCCACGCCCCGCCTCGCCTGCCTCTCCGCGCCCGATCCGGCCTCACCACGCCAGGCCACGCCTCACCACGCCAGGCCACGCCTCACCACGCCAGGCCACGCCTCGCCTGCCCCGCCTTCCACGCCTTGCCTTCCGCGCCTTGCCTTCCTCTCCTGCCCCGCCCGACCGCTCCACCCTCTCCGCGCCACCCCATGCCTCGCCTGCCAAACCGCGCCTGACCGGGCCCGACCTAGCCTCACCGCGCCAGACCTCGCCCCGCCTGCCTGGCCCGTCCTCACCGCATCGAGCCAATCTTCACCTCACCTTCCCCGCCTTCCTCTCCGCGCCGCCCTCACCTGACCAAGCCAACCCACGCCCTGCCTGCCACGCCTCGCCGAACCGTGACGCACCATACCGCGCCCCGACTCGCCCTGCCTGCCACGCCAGGCCCAGCCCGCTACGTCGCGGCCCGCTCGAACCAGGCAGCCAGTTGCTTCCCGACCAGCCGCTTCTTGTGCGCCTTCAGGACGTGCTGCTCCCGCTCCTCCGCGGACACCACCGCCGAGCACTGGCCCCGACCGTTCTTGTGCTTGCACATGAACCGCGGCTTCGGGCTCTCCACCGGCACCTCGAAAAGGCCGAGCTGCGAGATGACCTTATCCACCTCACCGAACACGGATGCCAGCTCCTTCAGCCCGTCGTACTTGCGCCGCAGCGCGACCAGGTCGGCCACCGCCCGCCGCAGGGTGTAGACGCGGAACTCCTCCGTCTGCATCACCACGTCGCGCGGGAGGTAGCCCCCCGCGCGCGCGGACCCGCTCGGGAGCGCCTCCTCGTTTCCCTCCACCATCACGACGTCTGGGATATGCAGGAAGGCGGCGGTCTCGGGGCGGTCCGTGTCGACGATGACGACCGCAGTGATGAGACCCTGCGCCTGCTCCCTCCGCCAACGCTCCCCGCAGACCTTGTCGTCCCACTCGAACGCGTCGTGCAGAGCGTGCCCCTTCGGCCGGCAGGAGTCCACGAACGCCGCCGGGTCCACCTTGCCGTCCCGCGCCACCAGCTCGTCGCACAGGCGCCCGACAAGGGATGGGTTGATTCCGCCCAAGGAGACCCCGTGAACGATGCCACCACGCTTGAACTTCCAATGCTTGCTCATTTCGTCCTCCTCAAGATCAAGATGCCTGCCGTGCCCCTCCACGCGCGGACGAGCCTCTCCGGTCCCAGCCTATCCTCCCCTTGCCTGCCCCGTCACACCGCGCGCCGCCGTGCCTCGCCTCGCCTTGCCTTTCCGCGCCGCCCCACGCCTCGCCTCGCCCGCCCGGACAATCCAGGCCTGGCCTCTCCAGCCCTTCGCAACTGCCCCGTCACACGGACAGGGCTCATTCGTGATCTCTGGATTCATCGGATACAGCCTCCATACAGACCCCATACAGACCCCATACAGACCGCATCCGTTCCAAATACAGACCCATGGGGGGAGGGGGGAACATCGGCCAGTAGTCGGGGGTGGTGCTCACGGCTCCCCCTCCTTCCAGGCCCGCGGGATCGGCCAGCCCCACTCCCCCAGGACCTCGCGCAGCAGCCGGCGCCGGCCCGCGCGGGTGTAGAGCAGCTCGTAGACCTCGTCGTGGCACACCCGCCGCACCTTCCGGTCGGGCGGGTGCCCCTCCTCGTGGACCTCCTCCAGCAGGGCACCGCACTCCGCGCAGCGAACCGTGGTCTCCCACCTGGGGTTCGCGTAGTGGTCCATCAGCGCGACCATCTGCTGCGCGGCCACGGCGGGGTGATGAACGTACCGCGACTCCAGCAGGCCAGCGGGCCTCCGGGTGAAGTCGCGCGCCCCGTCGTGAATGCACTCCGGTGGATCGCGCGGGCTCACGACTCTCCCTCCCCCACCGACTCCGCGATCAGGTCCAGCAGCCACCGCGGTAACGCCAGGCGCACGGTGCAGGGGTCGGCTGGGTCGACGAAGGCCAGCGCACCCCCCTCGCGCAAGATGTCGGCAAGGCCAAAGGCGCGCACGGTGCTGGTGATGACGCCCTCCTTTTCTATACTCATCCGTGTCTCCCACTAGCAGGCATTCCATTTCTGCGTGCTAGCTCATAGATCTCTGGCTGCAGCCAACCCTCTACACAATCAAGGGCCTCGGTAATCCTTATCTAATACATTTGTGCACGACTCTCTCGGATTTGATCTTTATCCTGGCGAGGTGCAGACGCTTAGTTATCTCCGCGACCACAGCCTCATGCATGTCATTAGCTTTCCCGTCATCATCAGGAGTGCAGGTAGAGATTAACCAAGGAGAGTTGAAATCGACCTGTCTCGCTACATCGGCTTCCCAATAAGAACCTTCCTTGATTGCGTGGAAAGCCATGGTGCGGATATGGCATTGACCCACGGTAGAGATAACAATACGAGTCTTCCCACATTCCAGCAGGGTATTACGACGGAAGATGCAACTGGAAGCACAGATAAAATGACCAGGCCAGCCTCGTTCTGTACGTTTGACTTTCATCAGTCTACCTCAAGGTAGAAACAGATCCGCGTTACATCCCCTACCCTAGAAGATAGGGGTGCATACTAGGGAAGATAGCCATAACCCTTATCTCCCCATCCTCTAATGGTCTACAGGATCCTTTCACCCAGCTCAAGGGGGCTTGCCCATCCGCGCCTGCCTCGCCTCTCCTCGCCTCTCCTCGCCTCTCCCAGCCCCGCCTCGCCTGCCTCTCCGCGCCAGACCCCGCCTCACCCGACCAGACCATGCCCTGCCGCGCCATGCCCTTCCATGCCCGGCCCGCCTCGTCTCGTCCTGCGCGGTCGGAACGCTCCACGCCACGCCTGACCTAGTCGAGCTGCGCTACGCCCGCGCCCCACGCGCGAGCGCCGCGACCATCCCGCTCTTGATCTCGAACGACCCCCAGCCAAGCCCCGCCGACTCCCTGGAGTCGTTCCGGCCTTCCCCGATCCCGACCTGCTGCCCCGCCCTCATCAGCAGGTTGGCGACGTCGGTGGAGGTGAGCATGTCGGCGTCGAACTTGATCCGCACGACCGCCTCCCACCCCGGCGCCCACTTCGGCCGCGCGCGCAGATCCATGCTCCCGTCGGAGTTGCGCGCCGGGACGATGAACATCTCCGGCTCCCCCTTGGTGATCTTGAAGAGGGGGGAGCCGTCCGCCCGGTCGAACCCGTCGGCCTCCGCCCACAGGGCCAGCTTCGCGTGCGTCATCTTGTAGCCCACCGTGCGGCACGCCGAGATGCAGGCGTCGCGGAGAGCCGCGCACGGGATACCGCACCACCCTTCGGTCGAGACGTGCTTCGCGTCCTCGTACAGCGCGGCGAAGTCCTTGGGGGGCTTGCTGCGGGACTTACCCTTCTGCTGGGACCCCGCTTCCTGCGTGGCCTTCATCTGCTCCTGAGGTCGCGACCCGAAGCGGTGCTGGACGTAGGGAACCGTCCCCACGAGGGTGAACTGCACCACCTTGTAGTTCGGCGACCTGATCTGGATCAGCTCCGTCTTCTTCGCTTCCTGCTCCACCGGCTTGACTGCTTCCTTGGTCATCGGTCTCCTCCTTGCCCGCTAGGCGGGCTGCCTGGTAGTGGGCCACCGCGGCCCGTTCTGCCGTCACACGTTCGCGACCCACACCACGGCGCGGGCGCCGCTGCGCGTGAGCCGCTCCCCGTTCTTCCTGATCCGCGGCGGCGTGGTGCGGGCCAGCTCGCAGACCCGCGCGCTCGCCGTCTGGTGCTTCATGTCCAACGCCTCCTCGACCTCGTCGGTCGTCGCCCCGTACCGGCCCCGCGCGGAGATCAGCGCGTAGACCCGATCCCGCATCGTCGCCGCGTGTGGCGCCACCATGAGCGCCGCCGCCCGGGACGTCCCGCTCCCCCGCGCGTGCGGGGGCACGTTCAACGACGCGAACTCGAGCTGCCCCTTCGTCACCATGGTGGACCTCCGCTCGCTCATCCCAAACTTGTGACTATTCTTGAGTTCATCCTTCGCCATGCCGCGCCACCTCACCGGCCGCCCCCCGCGCCCAGGTAGGCCCGGCAGCGGCGCAGCACCGCCGCCCGGTCGACCCCCTCCTCCAGCTCCATCGCCCCGACGAACCCGGCGAGGGCCTCGTCCAGGTTCCCGGCCCCCCGGGCCGCGCCGGCGGCGGCCCGGGCCGCAACGGCCGCGTCCGCCCGCTCCCGCTCGACCTCGACCGCCAGCAGGTGCGGGTCCCCCGCCATCGCCCGCTCCCCCGCGGCCTGGGCCTCGACCACCTCCTCTGCCCCCGCGACCACCCAGCGCAGGTACGCCCGGCCCCCCTCGTGAGCGAGCGCCGCCGCCACCTTCGCGTCCGCCTCTTCCTGCGAACGCGCCAGCAGGAACCGCGGCCCCCCGAACCAGACGGTCCGGTGCAGGAACGTGTCCCCGTCGGCCCAGATGGCTGCGCGCCCATACTCGGTCCCCTCGTCCTGCCAGCCGCGCGGGACGAGCGCCCCGAGCTGGACCACAGCCGGCCCGTGGTCGAGGATTCGCTGAGAGTAAGTCTCCGTCCGGTGCCAGTGCCCGGCGAAGCCCCAGTCGATCCCCCGCTCCCCCATCGCCGCCAGCAGGTCCGCCGCCGGGACCTGCTCACCCGGCCCGAGGAGCCACGGCGGGGAGTTCGCGTCAGACAGCCCGTAGTGCATCGCCAGCAGGCGTGCCGGCCCCTTTCCCCGGCACCGCTTGAAGTGCTTCCTGACCAGGGCCGGAACCTCCCGCGCCGCGTCCGCGAGCCCGAACGGGACGCAGAGCAGCTCCACACCCCCAATCTGCACCACGCGCGGCTCCTCGACGACCTCGGCCACCGGCGCCATCGGGGCGAGCGCGTTGTCCCCCGGGGCCGCCGAATGCATCTCGTGGTTCCCCAGGATGAGCACCGTCGGCAGGTTGGCGAGCGCCCGCTGCGCCGCCGCGATGATCGGCGGCTCGGGCCGGTGCGAGTCGAACAAGTCCCCGCAGACCACCAGGGCGTCGCACGCCTCCTTCTTGGCGAAGGCCGTCGCACGCCCGAGCACGTCCAGCGCCAGCCGGCAGCGGGCGTTGATGCCCGCCTCCAGCGGGCCCCCGTGCTGGGAGAAGTTGGCGAGATGCGCGTCGGCCACGAAGCAGAGCCGCGTCACGCCTTCACCTCCAGGCCAAGCCGCATCTGCTTCCCCGCCCACCGCCCCAGCTCCAGCTCGTCGGCCTGCCGCTCCCCCGCCGACGTGGTGGGGAGCACCGAGATCCGCCCCTGGTGGCGCGGCACCTCCTGACCGTCGAACACGAACCACGCCAGGTCGTGCACGTCGGTCTGCCCGTCCCCGGTGAAGCTCGCCCGGTTCGGCAGCACCAGCACGTCGGGGGCGTGGGTCCGCATGAACTCGGCCCGCTCCTCGCTCGCCAGCATGCCGAGCCGCATCAGCAAGCAGGTCGTCTCGGCGTGCTCCATCCCCCAGCGGACGAACTCCAACGCCTGCCCGAAGGGGGGGTTGGTGATGCAGACCCCGTGCCGGCCCGGAAAGTCGACCACGGGCACGCGGGCCGGGCAGAGGACCCGGGCCGGGTCGCCGACGGCCTCGACCAGGGCGTCGCGGCACTCCGCCCGCGCCTCGATGGCCACCCAGGTCACGCCTGGCCGGACCTGGTTGACCGCGCGGATCAGGTGGCCCTCGCCAGCCGCCGGCTCCACCCACGAATTGCTCATCAGGCAGATCCCCCCCAGCAGCCGCCGGACCATCCAAGCGGGGGTCGGGTAGTAGTCCAGCTCCCTCCTCACGACCGCACCCGCCCGCGGTAGTGGGCCTTCCAGCGCGCATGCGCGGCCTCCCGCTGGAGCGCGCGGTAGAGCGCCGGCCCGACCACCGGGCCGTGCTTCCTGACGTAGAACTCAAGCCGCCGCATCGGTCCCCCCCTCCTCCGGGCTCACCGTCGCCACCGCCCGCCGCCGCGCCAGCACCGCGCCCCGCACGTCCTCGCGCAGCGCGCCCATCAGCTTCGGGTCCGCTCCCAGGCGCTCCGCGGCGGCGTCGCGCCCGTTGCCGACCTTCGCGCCTTGGTACGAGAGCCAGGCGCCCGCCTTCTCCACCACACCCAGGTCGGTCCCCAGGTCGAGCAGCTCGGCCGCCGCGTGGATCCCGCGCCCGTACATGATGTCGAACTCCGCCTGCCGGAACGGCGGGGAGCACTTGTTCTTGACGACCTTCGCGCGGGTCTTGACCCCGACCTGCTCGTCCCCGTGCTTGATGCTCGCGACGCGGCGCAGGTCCACGCGCACGCTGGCGTAGAACTTGAGCGCCTGCCCCCCGGGGGTCGTCTCGGGAGATCCCCACATGACGCCGATCTTCTGCCGGAGCTGGTTGGAGAACATGATCGCCACGTCGTTCCGGGCCGTGACCGCGCACAGCTTGCGCATCGCCTGGCTCATCAGCCGCGCCTGGAGGCCCATGTGCGCGTCCCCCATGTCCCCCTCCAGCTCGGCCCGCGGCACCAGAGCGGCCACGGAGTCGACGCAGATCAGGTCGACCGCCGCGGTCTGCACCAGGGTGTTCGCGATCTCGAGCGCCTGCTCCCCGCAGTCGGGCTGCGACACGAGCACCCGCTCCAGGTCGACCCCGAGGGCCTGCGCGTAGCCCACGTCGAGCGCGTGCTCCGCGTCGACGAACGCCGCCGCCCCGCCGGCCCGCTGGGCCTCGGCGACGGCGTGCAGCATCAGGGTCGACTTTCCCACGGATTCAGGTCCATAGAGTTCGATGATGCGCCCCCGCGGCCAGCCCCCGATCCCCAGCGCCAGGTCGAGGCCGAGCGAGCCCGTGGAGATGACCCCGACCTCGCTCGCCCCGACCTCCCCGAGGTTCATGATCGCCCCCTTGCCGAACTGCTTCTCGATGGTCGCGACCGCCTGGGCGAGGCGCCGCGCCCGCTCCTTGATCCCCTTGTCCGCCATGATGACCCCCTACCAAGCAATGTCGTCGTCCGGGTCGATGACCGGCGCGTCAACCGCCTTGAGCCGGCGACCCTCCCCCGCGGAAGGGGCCCCCTTGCCGGAGACCGTGCGCACCACGTCGCCCAAGTTGCCGGACTCGAGCATCTCGCGGATCTCCTCCGGCGTCGGCACGTAGACCGTGCGCCCGAGGCTGGGCCGCATGTCGAGCCAGCCCATGTCGCCGAGCGGGGTCGACTTGCGGGAGACGGCCACCTCGTAGCGCGTGTCCTTCTTCCCGGTGCCCGTGCGCGTGACCACGATGTCGTGACCGTCGATGGGGTCGGTGTAGTCGACGCCCGCCTCCGGGTCCTCGCGCAGGAAGCGCAGCTTCTCGTGCTGCTTCTTCGAGAAGCGCGCGAGCATCGGCCCCAGCTCCGGCCGAGCGCGGTCGACGAGGGCGGTGATGACGGCGAAGCCCGGCTCGAAGTTCTCGGCCGCCTTCGCGTCGGCGTAGTTGCCCCCGGACCGCAGGCGCTCCGCGACCGCGCAGGCCACGCAGGGCTTCTTCGCCATCAGGCGGGGGCAGTTGAAGACGACCTTCTTCTCGGCGCCCGGCGCGTCGATGTAGTGGGTCGCCAGGAACACGAACGGGCTGTTGCGCCCGGCCGGGGGCGGTAGGATGCGGACGATGTTGCGCCCGACCTTCCAGTCCATGAAGGTCGTCTTGACCATGCGCGACACCTCCTCGGCCTCGTGCCGCGCGGCCTCCGGGGTCTAGGCGCCGTACTTGACGATG